GATTGATGGTCAAGGTGTATGGTATGCTAAGGAATTTACATTTCCGGAATTAAGTGCAACCACCGAAACTGTACAGGGTGCCGGAATTGATTATAAATATGCTGGGCAAACGCAATTTGGGCCTGCATCACTTGTGCTATATGATGCATCAATAAGTGAAGGTACTAGTTTATTATTGTTACTGACGGATTGGGTACGTAAAGTGCACGCTACGGATGTAACTACGGCTGGCAGGTCAAGTGTTGTTGGTAGGGTGGCGATAGCAAATGAATATAAAGATAGATCTATTTTCGAAATGACAAGCAATACGGGTTCTAAATTATATAGTATTACATTGCATGGCTCTTGGCCATCGAAATTGACCCATAGCGTATTGAATTATTCATCATCAGAGATTTGTGACGTTAATTTAGAATTAACGTATGATTGGTACACGAGTAGTGGTACTGGTGGTGGAAGAAATGATAGCCCGATTACGCAAGATAAATCCGCTGGAAAAGCAGGAAAATAAAATAACACTCCGGTAGTATATAAAAATCGGAGGATAAACATGCCTGTAGAAGATGAAGTAGAAGAACAACCAGAACAAAACATGCTTGACAATTTCCTTTCCAAAGCATCCACTAGGGATGTATGGGAGGAGATTACACTCCCATCTAATGGCATTTATTATGGCCAGAACCATTGGTCAAATGTGCCTGTTCCGGGTGGGAAAATCAAGGTCAAGCCTTGGGGGTTAAAAGAAGAAGAAATTATGACGACCACGAGATATGTTCGTACTGGTCGTTCGTTGGATATGGTATTGGATAGGTGTTGTAAATTCCCAAATGGATTTAAGTCTACCGATTTGTTGATTGGCGATAGAAATTTCCTGTTATATTATTTCCGTGGTATTTCCTACGGTGATGATTACGAATTCGGTGTGACTTGCACCAATGATGATTGCAAGGCTGTCTCAAGACATGATATCAGTCTTAGCGAATTGCTCAAGAATATTAGGCAGGCTACTATAGTCGGTAAAGAGCCATTCAGAGTTAAGCTGCCTGATGCTTCAAAGCAAATGGGTAGTGATTTTTTCGCTGGAATAAGATTCCCACGCGCATTTGATGCAACAAATATCAAAAGGCGTGTTGATATGTCTAAAAAATTGCATGATAAAATAGATAACAGTTTAGAAGCGATGTTTGAGTCATTGATTGTATCTGCTGGTGGTTCAGAAGATCAGTCTAAGATACAAGAGTTTATTGGGCTTTTGTCTGCTAGAGACTCTTCGGTAATTAGAGATTTCATTTCATCAAAAGGTCCTGGATTTGATCCGACGATTGATATCGTCTGTCCGGAGTGCGAAAATGAAATGAATATGGAGTTGCCATTCTCTGAAAACTTTTTTCGCCACTCAGACTGACGAAGCATTGGAAAGTAAATGGGCTTCCTTGCAAGAGGAAGTTTATATATGCAAGAAACATATAGGATTTGATTATGATGAACTACTCGATATGCCTCCAGAACAACGTAGATGGCACATTAATAGATTGGTAAAAGAGTTAAATAAGCAAAGTAGAGACGCGTCTGATATACCGTCAAGAAACTTGCCCCCTGTACCATAGGGGGCAAGTTCATATCAAAGATAAATTATGGCCGATATTACCTCGTATGCAATAAGTATTGAACTCAAGGTTCAAGATCATCTCAAAGCGGCTCTTGAGGATAATATTAAATTAGCTAGTAAACTTACCGGCGTCCTGGATGAAATGAATTTTGGTAAAAAACTATCAGAGAATATGGAGTCAATTTCCGATAGTTTTAAAGCAGTTAATGTAGATGCCGACAAAATAAAATCTGGTCTTGAGGACATTGGCGTTCCGATAGAAGAGCTTGGAGATAAGGCCGATAAATTTAAAAAACATATCGAAGGTATAGACTTTGGTGATTTTGAGGATGATGCTTTCGGCGCTGAGCGTTTCTTCGACTCAATATTACGATCAACCAGCACTGTAGAAGAAGCATTGGTGAGAGGAAGAAAGCACATACTAGAGCACAATAAAGTTGTGCAAATGGGTATTGTATTATATGATGAAACCAAACAAGCGATGGGCGGCGTAGTAAAGGGCGCTGCTGATATTTTAGGGCTTGGTAATGCTTGGGATTATGTAGTTGGTAAGTGGAAAAAGGGTAAAGAAGTAATATTAAAATTATCTAGCTTGGCTGCTGGGAAAGAAATAAATTTAGTTAAGAGATATTTAAATATGTTAGTTCTTCGTAGATTGGAAGAGGGATTGCAGGCTAAGCACCGAAGAGTTGCTGACGGAGATAATGTTAAAGGAACTATGAAGCAGATTGAAAAAGGTGAGAAGTTTCTTAAGCTCGCTGAAAAAATGGGGAAGATAAAAAGAACGACAACGGGGGCTGAAACAGCCGCTGGAGCAAGTAAAGCTGCTGGTGGCGGTGGTGGCGGTCTTAATGGAATTATGGGTATGTTTGGTGGTGGAGGCGGTGGGGGTGCTGCCGCTACCGCTGGTATGCGAGGTATGAGCACTGCAATGGCTGGTATCAGCGCTGCCGCTGCCGTCGCTGCTATTGCCATTGCCGCTGTTGTAGCGGCTGTCATTGTTGCAGTTGTCATTGTAAAAGCAGCGATTGAAATGGCAAAACTTGCGAGTAAGGCTTTGGAAGAATTTCATACTGTTAACTTCAAGGCTGCTGGCGGCGCTAAGATGCTGGCTATGAATACTGAACTTGTAGCTCAGAAGCACGGTGTTCTACGTGAAGAAGCACTTGCGGCTACGAAAGCATTAGCAGAAGTCGGATTTACCTCTAACGTCATTAGACAGGATATGGATAACCTGTCTGGATTTGTTGCTGATTTCACGCGAGTTACTGGCGTTTCTTCTGAGGTTGGAGCTAAATTTACTCGTATGTTCGATGTTGCTGGTATGTCTATTGGTGATGCTAAAGAATCGATGGGCGCTATGACTGCGGCAATGGAACAATATGGATTAACATCGCAGGATGTTACTAGTCTAATGGAAGGTTTCAACAATTCATTACAAACAATGAAATCATTCCATTCGGATAAGACGATTAAGGCTTATGCTAGCGCATTGGCAATCTTTGGATCTGCGGCTAAGCAAGCTGGTGTCCCGGTTGAAACGGCTGCTCAGTTCATGGAAGCGTTAACGAAGCAAGTCGATCAGTTTATTCTGCTGACAGATGGTAAATCGTTCGCTGATCCTATTCAGGGTGCTGCTGCAGCTATAAATAAAGTAGAAGACATAGAAGCCAAGATCGCTAACGTACCAGCCCATATGAAGGGGAAAATGGGTCAAGTTTATATGGATATGTACAATCTTGATGCCAATATGTACCAAATGTTGCTTAAGACTGGCGATATGTATGATGAATTCTTAGTCAAACAGAAAAGTCTTGGCACAAAAGAAGTGATGGGTAGAGAACAGTGGTTAGCCACCATGGAGAAGGGAAATGAATATGCTAAAAATATGGCTAAAATGTCAGAAGAGTCCAACAATAATATGACAAGAATGATGGACCAAATTAAAGACCAAGTTCTTAGCATTTTGGCGGCAATTGGAATTAAGTTGATGCCAATATTTATAGGAATAAGTAAAATAATATTGAAAGTTGTTGGTTTTGTACATGGGGCACTTGGTCCAATCCTAAAATTTTTGGGGTTAGGCGATGGGTTAGGTGACTTAGATGTTAGTGGTATTGAAAAAGAATTCGGCGCTGCTGCGCAAAGCATGAAAGGTTTTAGTAATGACATTAAAGCTATGGCTGGATTTAAAGCGAAGCAACTTTCAATTGATGCCGCTGTTACTGAAACCAAGCGTCAGGCTAAGATGGGCATTATTGATCTTAGCTATAACAAAATGTTGGAAGATCGTCAGAATGCCCTAGATAAAGAAATTGAAGCATATCAATCCAAAAAGGATGAAGAACTTATTAAATCTGCTGGCATCGGATTTAAACAGAATATAGTTCCATCCATAAACGAATTTAAGTCTGGTATAAAAAGTTCTATTGACGATGCGGCAGAAGGACTTAAGTCTAGTGGTTTACGGAATGGTGATAATTGGGATAGGGTTGATAAGCATTTGGAGAGGAAGGCTGCAAACGACAATACAATATACGATGCTAACGATGCTGCCAATAAAGCATTAGAAGGAAAAGCGGAACCAGAAAAAGTTAAAGAGGTTGAATTAAGTGCCGCTATTATACAGAAAGTTACAGACAAATTCGACTCGATGTATGCGATGAATCTGAGAAATCTGAAGGGCGGTAGCGCTACTTCTGAAGAGGCTGCATCTCAAGCGGCGTTTGATTATAGAGATAAGTGGGCCGGGGATCTGATTGATAAGGGCGATGTTGAACAATTGAAAGCTCTTGATGGTATATTGAAGTCGTTGCAAGAGAATGCGAAACATAATAAGAGAACATCATACGCCGTGCGAAATAGCGGCCCGCAAGAAGCGATGGGGAACTAGGCCCGCTCCAATCGATATTGGCCATACTCAAATATAGATAGGAGTGAAAGCTTATGTCCAGTCCAAGATTGACCGGAAGAATCGGATCTACAGTCTATTTGAACACATCCTTTTACAAGGATGGTGTGCAAGCGGCCCCATACGCTATAAGAAGAATTGATATATATAAAGGGTCGATAAAAGAAGAAAATAAAGTAGAAGAGATAGCTATCGTTGATCCCGACGATCCATCATATCCTTCCCCACTTCAACAACAGGACGCTGATAGCGATGGCGTGATTGAAAGTGGCGAATATATCCTACCTTGGCTGGCTGGTCAAGAATTGGATATGGATATTTATTTTGATGTCTGGTATTTTCTACCGGAACCACTTGGGACCGGTGGCGATATTAATGATGAAACATTATGGTTTAAATGTTGTAACCAGTTTTGGCTGAGAGATGGTGGGTGGTTCTGCACAGACAATCTTACGTCATTACAATTTAAGTTTGAGCAACTAACCACTAAATTTTATAAGCCGGAACTAAAATGGTTTGAAGTTGGTATTATGCCATTGCCGTTGTACGACTTTGATCAGAATAAGTCAATCCCGGCGATATTGATGTCGAATGCTACTATTACCGTAGAAACAAATAATTGTGAGTTGTTGGTCGATAATGTGCCAATGATTTGTGGTCTAAGACAAGGTAGTTACAGAACCAATCCATTCGTCTTCAAGCATAAGTTAGACACAACTGCATTTTTGGTTGGCAATTACCGCTCCCGTGTCACTATGAACTTACCGGATGGCACTAGACAAACAAGCCCTTGGATGCATTTTAGCGTGGCCTAAAAATGATACCATATGACAAAAACGGATTGTCGATAACATTAAAAGAAGATGGCGTACCGGTGAATGAATGGATTGTTGATTCCGGTGCCGCGAATGTTATTGGATACATGCTCGATGCGTTAGATGAAGTGATGTACGTACCGTTGGTATCAGAGAACCTTCACCACGAATTGTCTGAATCAATCCCATTTTTACATTTTGATAATGGTAGAATGCTTACGTATGATATTGAAAGAGTTATGATTGAATGCAAGAAAAAACAATATGTGGTAATGATTGAGAATAAAGTTGGATCATCGTGGGCCATTAGAATTTTGGCCCCAATCAGTAAGGTGGTTTTAGAAGAAACCACTGCTGAATTGTCTGATCATCAGGAACCGAAGGAATTTGAGCAAGAATACGTTAAAATATCTGACGTACCGGGATTATTTGAGAAATATCTCCCAGAGGCCGTCAAGCAGATGGACTTAGTTTCGGCAGAAGAAGTGAAAAGATTCATTGCCACGGCGTTTGCGAATATGTCATCGGCGGTAAAATGAGACTAGAAGAGCTACATAGAGACGCTATAAAAAGAAAAACTTCCGAAAAGGGCAGGAGATTAGAAGATTACTTTGATGGGAGAGAAGACGAAACAGACGACTTGGAAAATGAAACACAAGTCAGTACACAATTATCGCAGTTAAACAAATCGGGAACGATGCCAGATACCTCCTCAGCTTCCGATACGAGGGGATATGGTCGGCAAATTTAATGGACAGCCTCAGACTACTATCTGAATTCATACACAACAACAATGTTATTGATGGTAAACCATCTGAAACTGTTGATGTTATTTACAAGTTATTGACTACCACCAAAAGAATAACACCAGCATTTGAAGCCAAATATCCATCTGTTGCTGGTCAGTATGCTGCGTATGCTTGGATGGTCGAACGCGTAAGAATTACTGATGGTATCACATTTAATGATGTTAGAGCAATACATTATAAGCTTGATAGGAATAGAGAAGATAGAGGGGCAATAAGAACAGAATCTAAAATAGTTAGAGCGTATGAATGCCCAGATCCAGTTGGTTTAGGCGATGTCGTTAAAAAGTTTGATTACTTATTAACGTTATGTGATGGCATTATTCAAAGCGGAGATGTAGCCGCCAACAACTATTTCTGGTACGTCCATAATGTATTTGAATGTATGCAGCCTTTTAGATCGGATAATGGTCGTGTTGGAAGGCTGATGTTCAACATGCTTCGTTTACGACATTTTATGGACATATCAAATTTTGATGTTGATACTGTTACTTATTACAACGCGATAGAGAGTTTTCATTCTGTTTTTGGAAGTAGATATGCATATAAGCCCGAAGGAAATAGAAAATTGGGTACGGGCAAACTTTGATGTTAGAGATGGCATTAAAGAACTTAAGATTTGTAATCCATTCCAAGAATTAGAAACAGGCACTCCAGATACAAAATTTCACATGAATGTGAACCTTAAAAAGGGTTTAGTTCATGATTGGAGGCCACACCACCAAAATCACGATGGTCCGTTCGTGAATTTCGTTATGGCTTATCTTCAATGCGATTATCGAGCCGCAGTTAGGAACATAAAGTCTGCGAAGCACGCTAATATCACCTCATATTTAGAGACACCTGAGGAAGATGGGGATGAGGAAATAATAGTTGGTGATTTGGAATTACCACCGGGTTCTAAGGAATTTAAACCGGATGGCGAAAAAAGAACTATGATGGAAACAATGGTTCTTAATTATCTAATTGGAAGATGTGTAACTTTAGAAAAGATTAAAAAATGGGGCGTGATGTATGCCGTTTCTAAAGTAGTATTTCCATATATTGAATATGGCGAAGTTGCATATTGGCAAACTAGGGATACTGATTCAAAAAGATTTGAGTTCCCAGATGCCAGTACTGGTGTTTTAAAAACTAGTTTCTTATATGGTTGGGATAGAGCAGATCATAAATCAGATTTGTTCGTAACAGAATCGTTATTTGGAGCTATTTCTATTGGTGATGGTGGGTTAGCCTCTGGTGGTGCCACTCTAGATTTAAAACAAATAATGAGACTAAAAGTTTTTTCGCCAATCAGGGTGATATTGTGCCCAGATAACGATGAAGCTGGAACCACTTCTATTTACCAAAACAGAATGTTGATGCATGGTATTTTCGATGATGTATTATATTATTGCCAACCGCCACTCATAAAAGATCAGAACGGTAATAATATTAAGGATTGGAATGATTTCCATATTCTTTGCATGTTCTTCCCCAATCTTGTGCCGCAGGAATATGCAAAGAGAGATGATTGTGTGAAATTGTATATCAATAAACATGCTAAAAAATTAACGAAAGAAGTGGCAATTAAGCTTCGGTTGACAATTAAAAAGCAGCCTAGAGATAGGATGAAATTCTTGAAAATTTTAGAGGGAAATTAAAATGGATTTCACTGAGATTATTTTTAATGCCAACAAGATTAGGATTATCAATACTGATCTTTATGTCACTGGCATATCTTGTTTTACGTTGGAACAAATGGTAAAGGAGAAGTTGAAATTTAGGACGCATTATAAGGGTGTTATATTCGTACGTATGTCTGACGGTGTAAATCCAAGAAAAATTTGGTATACTGTAAATATGACGCATGATGGGCTAAAGTTTAGTTTTCATATAGATGGTGACGGTAAAAGCGATCTATCGAACCATGCTGATGGGTTAGAAGAATATGTTAAAAAATATTTACTGATATTTGATATATGGCATTCGATTGACTACGGCACATTGGAATGCAAACACGAGCCGACTATTATTTCGCATATCAAATCTATGGTATGAAGTTAGTTTGGGTACGATACGAAAATTATAATCCAAAAGATAAACGTAGAAAAAAGCGTGCGAAGAGGAAATATATACTTGGCCTTTTAATAGGACAAGTGTATAGTAAAATTCATATATTAGAAACCAAAAGTCTTTCGAAAGATGAATCTAACTTGATAAGAATGAACGTAAATAAGTTAGACAGAATGGATGTGATTAAAAGAGAAATATGGCTCAGAAAGGTAATGCCAAGAGCATACAATTTGTCATATAAAACCATAAACAAAGATAATATTGAAATTGTGAAAGAATATGAGGTAGCGCCACTTGACGATTCCAAGAGGACTAGGACCCTTCCTGCGCCTACAGATAGGGGCAGGAGACAATAAAGTTGATATAGGTGATGGCCTTGTTCAATTGGTTTGGTCTTCATTTATTAATTCCGGGTATAGTGTTGAAGCTACGGTAACAGATAATTATTATGAAAGATTAAGACAAATAGCAGTTAATGATTATTTGTCAGAAGCCCGCTTTAATCCAGTTCCGATAACATTTAGCATAAGTTGGGCAAGCGATAAAGCCGACCTAAGCACTCCTAAAATCACCGCATATATTACCAACTTATCCGCACTCGGTGAATCGAGTAGTGGAGAGCTAAATTTTATGGCTATCGACCCACCTTCCTTTGTTTTAAGCCACGGTGATTCTTTTGGCGGAGCCTATAAGGGCAATATTTCCAGTGTCTTAAAACAGGTTGTAGAAAAATACAGCAAAATAGCCTTTCAGCATACGAAACAAGATCCTAAACCCAAAATTGTAGTAGAGGTATCTGAGACTAAGGATAATAAGGATGGCATTTGGTATCAGATGCGGCAAGATCCCCGTACTTTCATAAATTCGCTTCTTGAATGGTCATCTAGTTTAACTAAAAATAAAACGAATTGGGTGATTGCAAGTGGTGAAACGATAGTTGAAGCCAATGATCGTAAGGTTGCGCAACCTAAATTAGTAATTAAAGAGTGGTCAGATCTTCCAAACTTTGATTATAGCGATCCCGGCAATGGGTTTGGACACGGACCTATCGATATCAACACTGCAGGTGCCGATGGTGGTAATGATATAAATTTTGTGGAGTTACTATCTGATAACCATATAGGAATTTTGCAATCTAAGTTAACAACATCTGGGCTTAGTGCTGTAAATGGGAAGTATATTGATCCGAATAAGATTAGTAAAGCTGTTGTCGATGATAGCACTACTGCGAATAAGGTTAAGCCGTCTGGTCTTAGTCAGGAAAGAGCATTTAAAAAGCCGGAATCGGAAAAACCACGTTTAAGTCAGTCAACAACCGTCCCGCCAGTTCCAGAGTTGAATGGTGGGGAAATGGGCGTGGACTATGAAGATTGGATAGATGGAAGAGCACGTGGATTGTTTTTAGGAATGTTAAACTCCGTTATGCGGATTAAAGTTAATGTATCTGGGTGGCACGTTATTGGCGATAGTACGTTGCTTGGAGCATCTACCGTTAATCTGTCGTGGATTGGCATTGATGGCAATCCGTATTTCCTGTCTGGTAGATGGTTGCTGTACGGGTTTAGACATATAGTAACTACTGACGATTGGCAGACTGAACTTTATTTGGCCCGCATTGATTGGGATGCGCTGGCTCGCAAAGAAATATAATCAAAAATAACCTATGGCTAAACAAGAATACGCGGAGTGGGATAGCAATATACTGCGAAATGTCAAGATGAGCCTCGTAGGCCCAGCCGTTGATGGTGGTGAGAGGGAAATTAAGTTTCAATTCCCACCACGTGTGATGAAAGATGGGAAAACAGCATCGTGGGACGAAATTTATCAAGGAACTTTCGAACCATTTCCGGTTTATAAGGGCTCTGACGCTAGACTGATAACTGTTCAATGGGAATATATAGTAGATGGTGATCCTTGGACAGTAACTAGAGTAATGGAAGAAATACGTCAAGCAAAAGCTTATTTCTACATATCGATGGCAGAGGCTCAGGACAAATTCCCAATCATCAACTTGAAACTGTATGAATATTCGCCAAGCGGTGGTACGTGGAGAGGAATTTCAGTTAATGTGACTCCTTCTGGCCCATTGGTTGGTACCGGGAGTGGCGCAACAGTTTGTCATTTGAAACATCAAGTTAGTATTGATATGAAGTTGATAACTACTGCGCAATTAAATCCTAAACCGGGTGATGGGTCACAAATCCAAGCTTCTAATTTACTTGGTAGTCCTAAAAGTAAGTGGTTCTAATGGCTAGATTAACCACAAACTCTAGATATTTTCACACTCCAATCATTAATATTGATGGGAACGATACTGTTGGCCTATGGACTGCGCCAAATTGGATTAAAAATTTGAAGTCGATTGATTTTCAGGTATATAAAGTTGATAGTGAAACGGAAGGTAGACCGGACAAGATTTCTTTTGAATTATATAATTTTTCTAACTTAATGTGGATATTGCTAGCTGTAAATAAGCCACTAGACCCAATGAATTGGCCAAAAGCCGGTAGCATAATCTACGCTCCGAAAAGAACCATAGTGATTGCCAATATTTAATGCCTACTCCATTCGGTGACAGTCTTGATCTAGTAAGAAACCGTTTCCAAGAAACAAGGAAAAAACGGTTAAGTAATAACCGTATTCAGCCAATCCTAAGGGCAGTGGTAGTAGAAACTAATGACCCATTGAATATGCATAGGGTCAAATTCCGTTGCCCAGACATTCACGACGAAGATTTATCGACTGATATGCTGCCTTGGGCATTGCAAATGCAGCCGCTTGGCGGTACCGGTTCTGGATCTTGGAATAGCTTTGCTATTGATGATATAATTTTTGTTTCTTGGGAGCGTGGACATCCTTACGCCCCGGTCATTGTTGGTGCGGCAGATCCAACTCGCGTTCGTTCTTATGTAGTTGATTCTGTCTATACCCAATCACCTGCCTATCAAAATTCTGATGGTGGCATAGAAGAGCCACCAAATCCACCAGATTACAATAAAGATTACTTACCGAAAGATGGTAGGCCGCTATCTCACGGTATCAAGACTAGATATGGGCACATGCTTATTCTTGATGATGTTGGATTTTTTCCAAACACTCACGATTTAACTGCTACCGATGCTGGCAATGATGTTTTGGCCGGTACTCCATTTGAATCGCCAGAAGCAAAACCAATTAAGAATAATCCTGATCTTAAGAATATAATATTACAATCAAAATACGGTAACAGAATTATTATCAGTGATGTTGGATATGATTGGCAGGCTGAATTTACTGGCAATGCGGAAGAAGATTTCGATTTTGAGGCAAAAAGATCTACATATTTACAAAAAGTAAACCATGAAAATAAACCCACAGGCAAGGATCAGCGAAGAATTGAGTTAGCTACTAGATATGGTCATAAAATCGAGCTTAGAGATGTTGGTTGGACTAAATCTAGGCCAGAGTACACTGATGATAGCGTTACATTATCGGAAGGCGGCGAAGATCAACGCTGGTTAAAGCTTCGAACAAAAGCAGGAATGTTAATTGAATGTATCGACGTTGGTTTCGATCAGGATGATACGTTTGTTTCAAGAAATGCAATAGATGAAGTGGATGATATTGATAGAGAAAGTGAATTTCCATCTGATGATAAGAGGTGTATTCGTCTTGCAACTAGATATGGTTTCAAATTAGTACTAGATGACCGTGGATCTAGTAAAACTGATGCGGATATAGAAGAAACTCCAAGAGGAAATGGGTTTTTAGTAAAAGGAAGAAGAGATAACAGAGGCTTTGGCGTAGAATTCAATGAAAAAGATGAATTGAATTCTATGAAAATGTATTCACCAAATAGCAAACTAATAGAAATTAATGATAAGGACGGTTTTGTACTTATCACGACTGATTTACCACATCATATATCAAGACCGTGGGCTGGTTTGGGAGATAACGAATTTTCAACCGCATCTGGCATGTTGAAGAAGTTTGCTCAAGAGTCATCATTCCATTTGTTATTGCATGAAAAGGATAAATACATAAGGCTTAAATCCCCAAAGCAACAGGGAATTGAAGTAAGAGATAATGAAAAATGGGTTGATGTAAGAGACGTTGATAATCGTGGATTACATTTGTCATCGAACGATTCTAGGGTATCACTTAGATCTAAAGATGAAAAGAATATGAGTGTTATTTTGGATGATGGAACTAATAAAATCCTTATTCAAAATAGTGAAGAAGGTGTGATCCAAATATATTGTGCTGGTAAAATTGAGGTTATTTCTGAACAGGAATTGAATTTCAAGTCGAACAAGATAAGCTTTAAGGCTCAAACAGAGATTAATTTTGAGGCTAGTGGAACTACGGCACAATTGGCTAATGGCTACTTTGGAACTAATGGCGATTTAAGAGGTAGGGAAGTTAAAGCAAAACTTCCGGGAGCTATGGCCGGAAGTGGTGCTCAAACGGAAGATCCGGTCAGTTCCATTGCTGCCAATCCAACACCTGTTCCAATCACCAAAGATGATGTGAAACCAGATGACGCAGAAGTAGGTAAAGTTGATAATTATCAAACGCAAGAACCATTAACCACAGTGGTTTCTGGCACGCCACCTCCGGTGTCACATTTATCACTTGAGGTTGAAGGCTAAAATAATATATGATCATTAGGTTTCCTACCGGCTTATATTCAAGACAGATTCCATCAAAGCCCTCACAGGCTGGATCTGTGACGTGGGTCATATCCACTGATGATCCACTACGTCCAAACACTCAGATTCAACAATTTCCTTTAGTTGCGCAATTGCGCAAATTGCCTAGTAAGGATTTTACTAAAACCCAAAGCAGACAGTTACGTGGTGATTTGATGTATTCAGTTACTACGGCTAGTGCTGCCTCTGCTAGCGATGGGTCAATCCTTTTTGAGGTTGGTCAAGTAGTTGATAGTGGTGAGATTGAACTTGCAATTTCAAGACCTCAATCTGCGCCAGACGTTGATCTACAGCACGGAAATAATAGATTCGATCTCGCATCGACTGGGCTAACTAGTGATCAGATTGACCAACTAAATATTAAGACTGCTGAACTTCTAGATGTGCTTAGGGGTGAATATTCAACGCTCAAATCTGATTTAGAGAGTTTGGATAATAGAATATCAACAAATCAAAAACAAATCAATGAAGTTAACGCCTCAATAGAAGCTGTTAAGTTACTGAGTAATGATGCGTTTGTTGATTCTGTCCTTGATACGTTAGAAGATAGATTGGATGCTTTAACTACAGAAAAAGATCAATTATTCGAATTAAACAAAACTGCTACACAATTAGTAAATGATAAATATACTGAAATTCTGAGAATCAGTAGGTTGGTTAGATAATGGCTGAATGGATAGGACTAAATCCGCCATTTTTGCGTAGAAACAGATTCATGGATACGCAAATCGATGATCGTTTAATAAAGAACGATCTTGTTCAGTTATTGCTTACTAGTCCGGGTGAAAGGGTTTTTCGTCCGACATTTGGCACGCCTATAAGAAAATTTGTTTTTGAAAACACCACTCCTGAGGCAATGCTAGAATTAAAAGCTGAAATAACAATTGCTATTGAAAGATTTGAAACTAGAGTGACCGTTAAGACCCTTGATATTGTTGATAATACCGATAGAAATGAAATTGTGATTAAATTGACTGTTACCATAAATGGCAGTAAAGATAGAAGTTTACTAGTAGAATTAGCTGTTCCGTTTGGTGGTGTTAGTGAAGAAGTTAGGGAAATAAATGGCTAGCGAAACGGTATTCGATTTACCAAACAATCCGGAAGAATTCGGTCTGGATTTACCATTATCTTCATTACGCAAAATAGATTTTACTGCTCTTGAATTCGATACCGCTTTAAGAGCGATTATTGAATATACAAAAACATACCATCCAGATAAATTTAACGATTTCGTTTCTGACAACGGCTTTATTGTTATTTCTGAAGTTTTATCTTATCTAACAGAGTTGTTATCGTTCAGAGCAGATAATCTAGCTAACGAATCATTTTTACCAACAGCACTGACGAGAGATGCTGTTTCCCAGCATTTAGAACTTATTGGCGAGGCAATTCAAAGTGCGACGCCAGCGATTGCTAACATAATGTGCTCTTTGAATTCTCCCATAAAGACTGATTTAATTATCTCGGCTGGTACGACGTTTGAATTATCTGGTAGGGCTGCTGACGGTGGGAGTTTGTTTTATGAGATATATAAAACTCCGGGCGATTTTGACAGTAATATAATCATTCCTGCTAGTAAAGCTGGTACTGTAGCGTATGGGATTGAAGGAAGATTTGCCACCCCGTTCACTGCTGTTTCTGGTGGGGACGTTGATCAGAAGGTTGTGGTAGTTGATGATAATATTCTTTCATCTCCAGTGTTTGTAGAACTTAGTACTGGTAATGGCCCTTTGGAAAGATGGGCAAGAGTCGAAGTAATTGAAAGATCAGATCCGGGAGCTAAAGTATTCGAAGCTAGATTTGAAGAAGGCAAGATGGTTATTGTCTTTGGTAATGGCGAATTTGGTAGAGCACCAACGGAAGGCCAAAAGATAACCATCAGGTATAGAACTGGTGGCGGTGTTAATGGTAGGATTGTAAGTAATTTAATAAATTCAACAAAGCTTCTTACGCCACAACCACCACTAACTGCACCTGTTCAAGTTAGATTTAGGAATTTAGAGCCATCGCAAGGTGGTACAGACGAAGAGAGTTTAAAATCAGCTAAGCGTAGAGCGCCAAAGGTTGCCGCCACTCATAATTCCATCATAAGCGGCGAAGATTATGCAGTATTCGCACAGGGATTTAAGCACCCGGTGTATGGCGCTGTGTTGAAGGCATCTGCTGCTGTTAAAACGTCGATTAATATTAACAGAATCGAATTGTACGTACTGGCTATTGGAGCCAGTGGTGAGCCCGTAAAGCCAAGTCTTGGATTGAAAACTGGTTTAGCTAACGCTTTGTCTGATATAAATGTGTTTACAGATGAAGTCGTAGTAATGGATGGAAATATTAAACCAATCAATATCGATATGGTTGTGTCTATTTCGAAAAGTGTTGATCCACCGACTGTAAAATCGGCAGTTGATGCCGCTGTTGAATCGTTTTTTGATACTGACAATCTTGATATGGGTGTTGGCATTAAAATAAGTAATTTGTACGAATTAGTACAAGATATTGATGGTGTTCAATATGTTGATATTTATGAACCAACTGATAATGTTTTAGAGGCTAATGTTGCAACGACAACAGATAAGAGCAAGATAGGATTTGGTGAACTAATAACTGTTGGATCGTTAAAGATAACATATTACTTAGAGCCACCATCGCAGCAACGAATTTAAGATATCTTGTCTGCAATAATATTAGATAGCTCGTTTTTAGCGTGCGCCAACATCTGTGCCGCTTTATATTCGTCTATAGTTGATGGGAAATATACCACTTTGCCTTCGGAATCATCATTTATGATTTTATAGCATATTACAAAGTCGTTTATTCCGTGTTTCAAAAGTAGTTCAGACAATTCATCAATCACGATGTTATTATCGTTGTTTTTAAGAGTTTGATTGTTCTCATTCATGTATGTTAATCCTCTATGATTACAGAAGAAAAAGTTCTATTAGTATTTACTTGGTATCGTGATGCCATGATGAAAATTGCTAATAGAAAAATTAAAGATCCATCTAAAAATTTTCACAAAACTTACCAATATATATGGTTTAAGAAATTTTTGGACTTTATTGAAAGCAACGATCTAGACGACACATTGGGTCGTATGGCAATGTTTTCAATTCTTAAATACGCAAAGCAGAAAAAGATTTTGCATAAGGGTGCTGCTATTTTGCAGCACAATCACATATACGACATTGTTTTAAAATCACTCGAAAGTCAAGAACAAGAATCTATTGAAAAGCATGACCGTGATTTAGAAAGCATAGTTAAATCGAATAAAGTAGTTATAAATATGAATAGCGATGCCAGAATTGAATACTTCTTGGGTAAAGACAGAATCGGCGCATATCCAAGAATTGTAAGTCTATACATGTCTAACACTTTATCACTACCATTTCTTTCAGTATCTAAGAGCAGTCGCATCGCAATTAATCAATTAGATGCTGAATCGCTTAGTGAATTACCTCCAATTGATAAACTATTCGCTGTCCAGCAATTGGCCAAACTAGATATTGAAAAAACAAATCAAATAAAGAAAGTACTCGGTGATGACTGCTATCTATAGGAATTAACTGTTATTATAATCGGGTGCTAAAAATAGAAGACGAAACTGATAAAATTACAACTAATGGAGTTGAGATGTTTTCAACAGACGACGTTAATTCTTCCTCTCTAGCCTACTTTAAGGGTGACCAACTTGCCGCAGATTCATTTAGAAAGAAATATGCATTAAGGGATAAAGATGGAAATTTTCTGGAAAAGAATCCAGACGACATGCATCGAAGATTAGCTTCTGAATTCCACAGAATTGATAATAAATTCAAAGCATTGAACAATGATGCTTGTATTTATTCAGAAGATGAATATTTTAACGCGTTGAAGGATTTTAATAAAGTCGTGCCTCAGGGATCGCCAATGATGGCGATTGGTAATGATTTTAAAAACGTGAGTGCATCGAATTGCTTTGTTATTGACGCTGAATCGTTTGGTGATTCTATTGGTGGCTTGTTTATGGTCATCAATGAAGCTGCGGAAATCATGAAACGCAGGGGTGGTGTTGGTATTGATGTCAGTGTTTATAGACCAATGTATACTACAGTAAACAATGCAGCCGAAATTTCAGAAGGCGTACCATCGATCTGTGATGCTATTTCATACTTTGGTAGGTATATTGGTCAGCAAGGCCGTCAAGGCGCGCTAATGCTTACCATTAGCGATAGACATCCTGATATTATTGCGTTTACTAAGATGAAAAGTGATCTAAAGAAGGTCACTGGTGCTAATGTCTCTATTCGTGTGTCTAATGATTTAATTGCTGCTGTTAAGGAAGATAGAGATTGGGATTTGCAATGGCCGGTTAATACTAGTACCCCAAAGATCACAAAGACAGTGAAGGCTCGTGAAATATGGGATGAAATCGTACAACAGGCTTGGGGTAATGGCGAGCCCGGATTGTTAATGTGGGACAACTACTGTGAAAATTTACCAGCGCATTGCTATAAAGAAGAAGGATTCACAACTCTCACCACTAATCCATGTTCTGAGATTGGCCTTAGTGCCTATGATAGTTGCAGACTCATTTCGATAAATCTTCTTGGGTTTGTCACCAATAAGCATAAAGATTCCGCCAAATTTACTACTAAAGAATTTATCAAGTATGTTGAAATAGCTATGCAGATGGAAGACAATTTGGTGGAATTGGAAATTGAAATTATAGATAAGATTCTTGCTAATATTGAAAAAGATGAAGACGAAGCTAAGCTTCCATATAGTGTACAGAAAAATCTGTGGAATAAAATTAAAGACGCTGCTGTGAAGGGTAGAAGAACCGGGCTTGGCACGCATGGGCTTGCTGATTGTTTATCGGCATTAGGTCTTGAGTATGGTAGTGCAATGTCGCTCAAGGTTGTTGATAGTACTTATCGCTTGTTTAGAGACACTGCATATAGCAAGTCTGTTGATATGGCGAAAGACAGAGGAGCATTTCCTGTTTTTGACTTTGAGAAAGAAAAGAACTGCGCATTTATCAAGAGGCTTCCAGATCCGTTAGTACGTGCTATGAGCAAGTATGGAAGACGTAATATATCGCTGCTGACTTGTGCACCAACTGGGACCGTTTCGCTGTTGTCACAAACTAGTTCCGGAATAGAACCTGTTTATGATTACGCTTACATCAGAAAGCGTAAACTTCTCGGTGAAGACCACGTTGCACATCATTCAATCAACAATGGTGATAGATACATTCACTACGCTGTGATTCATCATGAGCTATTGGCGTGGGCTGAGGAAAATGGCTTTGATAAAGAGGAAATTAGACAAGCTGTTATCGATAATAGCGTAGCTAAGAATCCAAAATCAGCGATGGATGTCATTAATAAGAAAATTGGTGGTTTGCCGCCACAGTGGAAAGTTACTGCTCAAACTCTTGATGCTAGAGATAGGCTTAATGTTGTTAGCATTATACAGCAATATATTGATCATGGTATTAGCCAAACATGCAATTTCCCCAGTGGCACATCGAAAGAAGAAGTTGAAAAATTCTACATCAAGGCGGCGGAATTAGGTCTGAAAGGCGTTACGGTTTACATTGATGGGTCTAGACACGGTGTGCTGACCAGTTCTGCGAAACAAGAGAAGAAAGTAATAAAAGAGCGCCCGACAGATATAGATTGCAATGTCCATAGAGTCAATGGTTCTGGTTTGGTGTTGGTTGGCCATGTTGACAATGTAGTTCATGAGATTTTTGTTGGTAATAAAGATGACTTGCCAGTACCGACGAATGCTAAAGATCTCAAAATACGCAGACTTGGATCTAGAGCGTATGCACTAGTCTATCCTATTAAAACAACGATGGGACAAGTGCACGACGCCATTATTCCAATTCGTGAATCATTTACTCAAGATGAAGGTATGGCGGTGAGGCTGTTAACAAATCTATCCATCAGAAGCGGGATTGATTTGGAAGTGGTTGTAGAAACGTTAATGAAGAGTGCGGATATCACACACCCAATCAGATGGACCGCCAGAGTTCTCAGCAATTACGTGAAGAACGCTAAGATGCATGAGGGCTGCTGCGATGCACCTAATATAGTTTACGAAGACGGCTGTAAGAAGTGTCGAAATTGTGATTGGTCTAAGTGCAGCTAGATAATAGGGCCGGGATTAATCCCGGCCCTATTAGTATCTAATACGTTAGATGATAGCTAACATTAAAGACACTGGCTTTATCCACTTAGAACTCATCACCGATGATATAGATGAGGTTTTGGTTAACCACTTTAGTGCGGTTGATCCAAAGACTTCGTATATCACAAGCGTTGAGGATCAAGCTTGGGATGGCCGACATATTAGATATTTTGTTAGAACAAAAAGATTGAATTACTCGTTTCTTAATGAATTAAAAGAAGTCTGTGAAGAAAATGGTATTCCACTGGATGTTGTTGATTCTCGCTCCGCACCAAAATTTGGGCCAGCAGAAACAATAATAAGAGCGGATATGTTGCCCAATATTACTTTGGGTGATCATCAAATGCGCGCAATAAAAGCGTGTATGGCTAACGAACGTGGTATCCATTGGCATGTGACAGGTGCGGGTAAAACAGAAATCATGGCTGGCATAATAAAAGCCTACCCCGGTTGTCCCACTGCTATTATTGTTGAAGAAGTTATCATCGCACAACAGATTAAAGAACGATTGGAATTAAGAGAGGTCGTCAATAAAGTTGGTGAATTTTTTGCTGGTAAAAGACCTGAAAATGACCAATTGGTTATCGTTGGGTCGATTCAATCTCTTAGATCACCGACAGAAGATGAGAGATTTAAGGAATTAAAAAAGAAGGGAACTGATAAAGCTTGGCAAACCCGTAGAGAAAATGCTGAGTTATTGCAAAAACTTGTATCAAAATGTCATATGGTCATGGTTGATGAATGCGACAGAGCTTCTTCTAAGCAGTATCGCGAGTTGTTTCGAAAGCATTCTAAAGCTAGATATATTTACGGGTTCTCTGGTACACCATTCGATAAGGATAGGCCGGTTGAAAATCTCTACATTAGGGAGTTGTTTGGGTCTGTAATAAGTAAGTCGGATCGAACAGAGATGGAAAAAATCGGCAGGATTATTCCTGTTCATTACTACATGGTGGCAATGGAAGAAGATGGCGATAAGCATGATTCTTCAACTAATAATTCAGCTATTGAAGAATGGATGATTGATAATGGTAATTTTCATAAACAGATTAGAAAGATATGTGAGGCATTTCCCGATGATGGCACTTTAATTTTAGTTGATCGTGAATACCATGGTAGGATTTTAGAAGAATTCATACCCGGATCTAAGTTCATATTTGGCAAAACACCATTGAAACAGAGGAATGCGGCATTAAAAGCGTTTGAAAACCGTGAAATAAAGGTGCTGATAGGGTCTAAAATTCTGAAACGCGGATTAGACTTAGATGGTGGGTGTGAAAATTTAATATTGGCTTATGATGGTAAACTAGGGTCTGATTTTGAACAACGTATAGGTAGAGCAGTTCGCCAAAATAAAAAGGGCAGCGCTAGAGTGTTCGATTTTATATGGTATTGCAATCGTTATCTTTATAGACATTCAAGAGAGAGATTGAAAAAAATAGTCGAAATGGGGTACGACTCTACTGTTATATTCAGCAACGCAAACATAAGTGGTGCGGATTTAATTAAGCGAAATTGGGTTAGGCCGAAATCAAAGAAGTAATGCACAATCACCTATATAATAAATATCACGCCCTTGCAAATAAGTTTCATTTTTCAGCCAGATTTGCTGATCTAATAATCGATAAGTTAGGAATAGATCATTCGCCCGGTATATGTTCCATGCGGGTGACTGAATATTATTTCTTGATTACATATATTGAAAATGAAAATTTAATATTTGATATAGAAGGATTGCACGACGATCAGCCAAAAACCAGTTTTTTCTTGCCCTTCCAATCTCCACCACAAAGGCTGGTTGGAAATTTAGAGATAAAGATTTCTGTACATACCAATTTAGAGGTTGATGTCAAGCCGAAAATTGTGTCTATGGCCAATCCTAATTACATTAACGTAATTAGCGACTATATTAAGTATGCCACGGAGTTAATTATTAATCAAAAATAATTACTACAAAAGTGTATGTCACCAGTAGTAAATATTTTTGATGGCTAAATTAAGCACACCAAAACCGACAAAACTTAAGCCAATAAAGAAAAAGCGGAACATGTATTTCGACAATCCGCTTGTTGAATCTTTATTGCGTGAATATGTATTGAATGGGTGTGTACATATCACCTTGCGTAATGAGATAATGAGTCACGCTGGTGAATTAATAAGACAAGTCATTAGAACTCACGGCCTAGATCACACGTATGGTGGCGGTGAATCATCGTTTCACGATCTTTTCCAAGTGGCTTGGGTTCAAATAGAGAAAACATTATATAAGTTCGATTACTCCGAAATATTTACATTGGCCTGTATGGTCAGCGATAAAAAAAGAAAATACAAAATAAGAGGGTGTGTTGTTAATAGGAATAACGAATATATCACAATAAGATTGACAAGAGATAATATTTATGATTTTGGTGGTAATGAAATAACATTTAAAGACGGATGTTTGATGGCGCTAAACGTTAATAGCATAGTGTCAAGAAGATATGATAATACCAAAGCTTTTAATATGTGGTCGCAAGTTGTAAAAACCGTCGTTTTAGCCTACATTAAAAAAGAAACCAGAGATAAGAAGAACTATAATAATTATAGTGGATACTTGAAATATAGACCAATAGGCGAGGGTAAGAAGCTTTCAAGATTTCTAGAGGAAGCCAAATCCTTTTCCAATTTTGATGATGAAGAATTGCAGATATTAAGTTCGATAGCCAATATCGCAGAACATGGCCTCGAATCAGCTTCAAACGGTTTAGTTTCCAAAATACAGGAATCAACAAATTTATCGAGAATGAAAATAGTGTCTTATCTTAAAAAATTAAGGCAATGCCAGTCAGAATTCACCGATTCACCAACCAATACAGAAAAGACTTGGATAGGGAATCCGGGTGGTTCAACGAGAAAATATAATATAGACGATGAAGACTGGTAAACATGATAAGATATAGCAATCAGGATAAAGAGCTAAATATTCACCCAATATCGGTTGGCGACAAGTACAAAGTTGCTGGCGATGTTAATGGGTTTATATCAAAAGATGATATAATTAAATATCTAGCCGAACATGAATTGCATGGTCCACCCCTTGAACTCAGTGTTGGTGGTGATGTGTTGGTATGGAATACTATAAGAAATACTAGAAGTACCGACATACGCGCTTATGTCAATGTTGCCGGTACGGTTGCCGAATGTGACGTTACTGTAACACGTAATGGATGTAGTAGCGAATTAGTAGAGGCTAAAGATAATATAACATCCAGAAAACTAGTATACGATGCTAATGTGATTTTTGAGAAATCGCTGCTATTTTTTGAAGAAAAAGAGAAGTTGCGATCCATTCCAGATTACAGTAATGATATTAAATTAGCATTAAAAGAAGAATTTAGCAACATAATAGTCATGGATGACATTGACTTGATGGGTGATGATAAATGCAAATCGGCTTATATACCGGTCCAAATTATAGAGGATGGCGAACTGTCGCCAATGGTAGCTGCGAAAGTGCTAGTATCAGATGGCGAAATTAATATCGATGATGTTAAGAGCAAGGTGATGCACTTGAAGGAAATGCATTTTGGTAGAATTGGAAATAAAGCAGAAAAAGTTGCCAAGAAAACTAGGCTGAGTTATAGAAAAACAAAGAACAATAAAAGTTCTTCCAAGAAGCCTAAGAATTTTAAAAATTCTATCAATGTAAGCAGAAGTCAGACAAATCAACGTAAGAAAAAAGAAGAAAAATCGGATGAGTAGTGACGACGAAATCAATATAGACATACCAGACGAACTGGCCGATTTGCTAGATAGAGTTTCTGATAAGCCAAAACAAGTGCCACAACCAAAGGAAATAGTAGAACCGAAAATAGAAAAGCCAAATAGTAAGAAGTTAAAGCACGACGAGACAACACGTAGTGAGGTTCTGGATACTGAAATTATTGATGTGTCTGGTAATATAGAGAGCGATAGAGAAATAGTAGCTGATGTTCGCAGAGTTGGAGACAATCCAGTAGATGCGTTTGAAGCTGCCAATGAAGAAGTACAGCTCGATGAATTAGATGAAAAATTAACTGAGAAAATCTTTACCACATTTACTGATATTATTAATGATTGCAATTTGGACAGAGAAGAAGCTCAGCATGCTATAAATGGCTTAAGGCAAGAATTTGAGGATAACGTTGCTAGAAGAGATATTGTTGTTGAAGGCTATATTTCTGCTATTCAAACAAAGGCAACTGCACTTAACACCAAAGTAAGAGCGGCTGAACTACTTGTTAAACTAAAAAATTCCCGTAAGAGCAATATTAGCATTAAAGATAGCAATGTTCTTATACCAGAACAAGCATTACATGATATACTAAATAAGAAAAAGAAGAAGTAGCTTGAATGAATCCAACAGTAGTCAAAATACTGGAGAAGTGTAAAGAATCTCCCGAGTTCTTTATTGAAAACTTCTGCACTGTTGAGCACCCAACTGCAGGAGTTATGCCATTTAAATTATTTTCATACCAACTAGATGTTTTAAGAGACTACAGAGAAAATCGCTTTAACATATTTAAAAAGTGTCGTCAATGTGGTATATCAACATTGACTGGGGCATATGCGTTATGGACCGCTATGTTCAGCACGAATAAGAAAATATTGGTTGTATCAAAGACAGATGAAGATGCGAAAGAGTTCTTGAAAAAGAACGTTAAGGGTGTTTTTGATAGACTACCGCAGTTTTTGAAAGACATATTTCATGATGAAACTTGCACATATAATGCACACGAAATTTCTTTTAGATCTAAAAGCACAATTAAGTCTCATACTTCCAACCCAGAAACCTTAAGATCATCATCGGCTAAATTGGTGATTATCGATGAAGCTGCATTCATGCAGCATATGGAAGACATGTGGGCTGGAGGGCAACAATGTGTCTCTTTTGGAACGTTATTGTCAACTAGCGATGGCTTAATAGATATTGGTGATATTGTTGATAAATCAAGAATTAAAAATTTCACCAAGGGTGATTTGAAT